GAATACTCTGTTATGTGTCCTTTGCATTAACATAGAATCTACTAACGATGTCTCAGCTTTCTTTAATCCTCCTTCATTTAGCCAAAGATACTCATCTTCATTAAGGCAAAGTGGTTTCTTTCTATAGGACCAAAGTTCGTTAAGTTTTGCTTTACGTTCATCACATCCACAGTCCTCTCCTAATATAAACTTTGCTACCTTATCTATTCCTGTTGCTTGGAGTACATTCTCTATTGTATCTCCTAGTCCTGTTGCTTTTCTTTTAGCCATTCGTAATCTTCATTTAAGTAATCTTCATAGTCTTCATTAAGTAAACTCCTTAAGTGTGTTTTTGTTCTATTGGTGGTATAGAATATACAAGAAAGACTTATTCCTGTCTCTTTTGATAGTTGTCGCATTGACTTGCCACTTGTAACGTATAGTTCAAATAGCATTTTATCAAACCAATCGACATTATTAAGTTCGTCTTTAACGCGTTTATTTAACTCTCCGTATGCAATTATACTTTCGGTCTCGCAAACGGCTTCAGAAACGGTCTTATCTAGTTCAAACGTCACAGGCTCTTTCTTTAGGAAGTCAAAGTAAATATTGCGTAATGTTATCCATACGAATGATGTCGCAATCTTTTGATCAGGTTTGATGTATTTGTCTAATCGAATATACATCTCCTGTACGATGTCCTCTGCTTCTGTTTTAGCACCAAAGGACCGAGCGATATTCACCCAGTCCTTGTGTTTTTGTGCTATTATTTCTATTTGCTTAATCATGCTTTGTAATCTTCCAGCTTTGAATAGTGTTAAAGAATACACCAGCTTCACGTTTAGATTCTTGAGCTTTCAGATTGTAGTCTACTTCTACAACATCTCCTACTCGATTGTATTTTAGAACTGCATCAACTTTTGCTTCTCCAAATACCTCGAAGTTGCATGATTGTGCATAATCTACGTCATTTTCCATAACGTGAACATACAGCTTTTTGTAGTTTCCTACTTCGATTACATCTCCAATGTGTGTAATCACTCCAATAAATTTACCCATTTCTTTACCTATTTAAATTAATTGCTTAAAGATAATAATTTATTTTGATATGCAACACTTGCATCGTATTCTTTTTCAAAATATCCTAAAAACATCTTTTTTTTATTTATAGTTATTTTAGCATGCCATTTATTTCTCGCTTTATCCCAACAGACTCCTTTATATTTACTTGAATATTTACCTTGAGTTTTATAACAATTATCTCTTTGAGTGATTAATTGTAAGTTTTCCAATCTATTGTCATTTTTCACATCGTTAATATGATCAATTACTAATTTATGACCGCAAGGATTATGATTAAGAAAAGCCATAGCAACTAATTGGTGTGTGCTATATTTTTTTATTTTACTATCATTGCACAATGATATATGAGAATACCCTAATCTATCTAAACAATTTTTTAATATTTTATCTTTACGAGTTTCATTATTTCCTAGCGACTTTACTCTACCCATATTACTAACCTGATATAATCCTTCATATCCAGGTACATCTTTAAATATTTCCATGTTTAAATATAAGCATTATTTATTTAATTTTGATGCAATATCCTTAAGTTTCTCGATGTACAAAGTAGCGTCCATTAATTCTTCCTGAAGATGCTGCAGAAAGTCATCGGTATTATTTGCATCTAGTGTTGTTCCATACTTCGCTATACCTATTTCTGACCTTGTTTTATACGCTTCAATTACCTTTGCTACAATAGCATCTTTCGGTGTGAAGTAGTCTTTACTAAGATGGAATAAATCGTCTCGCATTGTTGCGTTCTCGTGTTTCAATTGACGTATCTGCTCAAACAATTGACTTGTTAAAAGTCTTTCCATTGTCAAATTGTACTTAAGTTCTTCTTTCTTTTTCATCTTACTACTTTTATTTTAACTTCTACTACTCCTTTATCTAATTCAGCTATCTTACTAAATGCTTTCTTTGATAAGTCTAGTGTTATTTTCTTAAAACTACCTGTATCTGTAACTTTAACTATAACCGACTTCCCATTATCTAAGTTAGTTACTTTTAGTTTAGTTCCTAGCTTATGTATATTGCTAGCGCAAGTCAATTTATTTGCGTCATAAACTTGACCTGAACGCATAACTTTACCATGGAATACATCACTATAGTAAGTGGCTTTTAAACTCGTTAGAACACACCAAACACACATTACGATTATTATTTTCATTTGATTCTAATTTTATCAATTACTTTACGAATGTTTTTTGTGATGTAAACATAATTATCTGACTCTTGTACGTTAATCTCGCTTGTCAACGGCTCTACATTTGATTCGAGATATTTAATAAAGTTATCTATTGTATCGTAGTTATTCTCTCTGAAGATGTTTCCCTCTGGCATATCTTCTAACTTCTCTAAAGCTACTTGCATTAAGCATAGCACTTGAAACGTATTGTTTATCTGTTTATTCATATCTTCTTAAAATTTTCTTCAAAGCATTCTACACTCATTACTATATCTAATCCTTTATGTGGTCTAACTCGGATGAAACCATTGCCACGTAGTAATAACGTGACAACAGTATTATCTCTTTTATCCAAGTAATAATTTGATTTTTGCATCATAATCTTTTAAAAATATTTTACAATTATTTACTTTGTTCTGCATTTGCTCAATCATAGTTGGATCATATTCCAAGTCAAAACTATAAAACCTTTCATTAATTGGCATATGACTGTAGAATATATCGTTACCGTAGTTAGCTTCACCAGGAACATCTAATAATCCATAGACTAGCTTTGCTTTCTTTACACCTGTCAAATGCATATACACTTGTAATTGTGCAACGTAGTCTTTGTTTATAGGTGACGTGATAGCATCTAAGAATGTTTTATAGCTCCATGAATTTTTAGTGTCAATAATAAATTCATCGGTAATGACATCAGGTACTCCTGAAAAATGTTCGTCATGAAATCTAATTTCATTTTTTTCTAAGATACCTAACCCTAATCTTTCAGCTGTGATGTCGATTAATTCTTGCTCCATCAAATTACCTTTGATTAAATACTTTGAGTTAATTTCTTCTTTTACACCACTTTTTTCTTCAGCATAATAATCTTTCAAGTATGTAATTAAACTTGTGCCTAATCCTAATGCATCTTTGCCATTAGTAAGTAATAGTCCAGCTTGACTACCACGCATTCTAAAAATCTTGTTTTCCATAATTATATTGTTTTTAATTTGTTTTGGTATGCTAAGTGAGCAGCTAACTCACATTTAAAATATCCTAACACTATTGTTTTTTTATCTATGTAGATTTTAGAAACCCATCTTTTATCTCTACTATACCAACAAACACCTTTGTATTTACTTGAATAGTTACCTTGAGTCTTACAACTATTTTCACGTTGGGTAATAATTTGTAGGTTCTCAACTTTGTTGTCGGATGGATTGTCATTAATATGGTCTATTACTAAATCCATTTTCCCATTTCTAACATGATTTAAAAATGATTCAGCTACTAATGAATGTATTCTAAATGTCTTTTTTATTGAATCTTTACGTAAAGAAACTATAATATACTTTCTACTATCAAAAAAAACATTCATTACTTTATTTCTTCTTAAACTCTTTACTCTACCTAAAGAGCTAACTTCATAAAGTCCTTCATAATTTTTCACTGGGTTCCATTCTTCTTTTTTCATTCGACGTTATTTTAAATAAAGAAACCCCATTGAATTAGCCACGTCGAAAGGCATCATTCAATAGGGTTTCAAAAAAGTTTTTAGTAATTTTCGACGTTACTTACCCTACAAATATACAAATTATTTCTTTAATAGCAATGCTTCACATTCTTTTGATAAATTATATTTTGACTTTACTTGTGCAATAGTATATCCTTTATTTATAACTGCATCTTTTACTGCATTAAAGTTATCACTATCAATAATTAAATCAGAAAGTATTCTTATACTATCTACAACTATTCCTCCTGTTACTTTACCCATCATTTTTATACTTGGATCAAATTTTAAATTAATCTTTAACCCAATCCAGTTACCAATGTTACGAGATTCTAATGGAGATATTTTCTTCTCAATCATTAAATTATTTGCTATTCTTTTTCTATTTGTAGAATTACAAACCATGTCCATTACATCCTCTTCAAACTCCAGGAAGTAACCATCCGTTTTGTTACCACTTACATCTACCCCTTTTGAGTAATAAGCATCTTTGATTGTAAGTATGCAATTACCTTTCTCTGCTGTAATCATTTCAACATCTACTCCGCTTATGTGCGAATGTTTACGATACTTCATTGCATCAATTCCGTGTTCTTTCATGACTCTTTGTTTTTAAGTATTATTTCTATTAAATCTGGTTCGCTAAATTCCCACATTAAGTATTGCAATAAATCCATTGCTAGTGATACTTGTTGTGGCTTGGTGTTTACTTCTTCACCTAATATGTAACCTAGTCTTTTAATTTGCTTTAGGTTGATTTCGTGCTTATCCGTTAAGTCTGCTACTATTTTCATCTTCTTTTATTTTATTTAAAACTCTATCAATCATAAAAACTTGTCCATTAGAGAAATCATTATCTCCGTATGTTTCTTGGAAGTTTACTATGGAGGCTTTCACCTCCGTTAAGTAATGTACTAGCTCTTTCATCTTATTTATCATTTAATCGTTCGTAATCATAATCCTCATCTTCTTCTTCTTCTTGATCATAATCCTCATCAAGGTACTTGTCTAATTGCGATTCCCAGTATCTATCAAAAGAATCATTTCCATAACATCCACTCATAATTCAAATATTAAATTGTTTCTAAAATTGCTTCCATCCCTCCAACTGCATTTACTAATCTTTCAGTTGTCTTTCCATCTTCATCCCATAATTGAGAGTCATTTGTGTTGAATGACTTCTTGTAATAATCACCATCGATTAAGATTTCAAAGTTAATCTTGTAAGATCCGTAACCACTTCTTCTTACCATTTCTGCATCTGTAATAATTGCTTTCATAATTTCTTTTTGTTTGTTTATATATGCAAATATAATACATTTATTATAATACAATCACATTTTTATAATATATTTTCGATTATTTTTATTATTGATTCGTAACTTTCTATTTTTGAATCAATTATATTGCCATAAGTTATACCTTTATTTTTTTGTAAACAGATTGCAGATGTATTTTGTTGGTTTAATTCGTCAATTCTAAACTTTTGTAATGGCTTTAAAGTATCCTTTATTTCCTTTGATTCTATAAATATTGATACTCCATTCTTAATACAAATTAAATCGGTTATACCATTCTTATTTGTTTTGATTAGATTGATAACATACCATCCATTTTTCTCAAATGTGGTTTTGATCTTTGTTTGGAATGCCGATGCCATTATA